TGACTGCTTTTTTACACGGAAAATTCCGTTTAGATTGCGGCTTTCCACCTGTACTAGGTCGTTAATGCCGATTGCTCCGTTTATCAGATATTCAATTTCATATCCAGGAATTCCATTTGAACTATCCGAAGATGCGGATCCAGCTGCTGATACTTTTCCGCTACCGCTCTTTGATGCAGTTGTTTGTGTAATGCTTATTTTTTTCGGTATGCTTATGAGCCCTGTTTCCGCACTAATTTTATATGCTTTGGTTGTTATGGCTTCTCCTTGGCAAAACACCTGTAAAACGCCGTTTTGCAAAGAATAATTAACACCAGCTTTCTCCATAAGAGACTGTAGTGCCG